GTTTCCCAGTCACGATCGCGAGAGGATATGAAAAAAAAGGGATATCCAGACCCTAACCCTTTAGCCGTATGTAATAGAAAGTATTTAATATCAAAGCTTAACGATCCAGCTTGGAACTTCTTAAGAACTAAACAAGGCATAATGTAATGGCCCTAGATACATTTGATAACTTAGTAAAAGAAATTATTGATTGGTCGCACCGCGCAGACCTAAACGCTAAGATACCTGATTTTATATTGCTCGCTGAAAATGCTATGTATTCAAATGACGTTGCTGTCCTAAATGTTCGTAGTATGGAAACAATTTCAACTACCACTACAGCAGGTCAATACATAGAATTACCTGCTAACTTTGAATCAGCAAGAAGTGTTAGGCTAGTTACTGGTGATAATGGCGGAGAGTTAAGGTTTCAAGCACCTGAACAAATGCACAAGCAAGTAGCAACAGGTAAGCCAAACTTTTTTACTATTATTGGTAATGAAATCCAATTAGATAGAACCCCTGACAGTGATTACACGTTAGAGGTTCAATACTACCGCAAAGCAACTCCATTAAGTGATGATAACTTAACTAATGAAATATTAACTAATCATCCATCTATATATTTATTTGGCGCTTTATCTGCATTATTTAGCTATTCATTAGATTCAGAATCACAAGCAAAATATACACAAATGTTTATCTCATCAATTAAAGGCGCTAACAAAGCAGACAAGAAAGGTCGATACGGACCAGCGCCAACAATGGGCTTAGATAACAGGATGGTGGTTTAATGCCATTCGTAACCGTGCCAATAAATATCACAGGGCCTTCTTATCAAAGCAGGTCAAAACCTCTATCTAGTCAGCAAACCGTTAACTGGTATCAGCAACTTAACGAAGCCGGTAAAGAATCATATGTATTAATGCCATTTCCCGGCTTAAAAGCAATAGGTAATGCTGAAGGTGTTGATCGCGGATTTCATCGTATGGCTGAGATACTTTATCAAGTTAAAGGTGCGTCGCTTTATGAGATTGACAAGCTAGGCGCTCATACTTTGCGCGGAGTAATCGCAGGATCAAAACGCTGCATTATGGCTGATGATGGTATTAATATGTTTATCGTTGTGCCGGGAGAGAAGGTTTATCAATACACAACTGACACAAATGCAGTAACAGAAGTTACAAACGCAAATATCACAGGCGCTTTATCTGTAGACTTTTTTAACAATCAATTTATTTATACCTTTGCTGATTTTTCAACTGTTTCAGATGTTGGCAACGGAGCGCAAGCAAGCGGGTTAAATCGGATAGCCGAAGAAACACTTCCTGACGCAATGGTTAGAGACTTTGTCTTTGAGGAAATAATTTACCGTTTCGGGACAAGATCAATTGTTGGTTGGTATAACTCAGGTGTCGGCTCTCCGCCTATCGATAAGCTACAAGGTAGGATATTTAATGTTGGCTTATCTGCTCCTTACTCAATAGCAAAAACAGACGAAGCGTTTTATTGGCTTGGTGATGATAACGCTATATATAGAGCGCAGGCAGGAACTAAAGAGCGCATAAGCTCAGACGCAATTAGCAATGCAATATCTAAGTTTAGTGTGATAGACGATGCCATAGGATTTACTTATACTTTTGAAGGTCAAAACTTTTACACAATAACATTCCCAGGCGCCAATAAAACCTTCGCAGTTAGCGAGTCATTAGGTGTTAATGGCTGGTTTGAATTATCAAGCGGAATTCAAGGCAATAAATGGCAAGGCTCAAGTATTGTTAGTGCCTACGGTAAAAACTATGTAGCTGATGATGATAACGGCAATGCTTATCTATTAGATTTAGATACATATAAAAATAACGATGAAACACTGTTACGAACAAGAGTTACATCAAGCATAGACGCAAGATTAATTGGTGGTGCTTTAGGTGGTGCTGTCACCATGTCAAGCGTATTAATTAGTATGGAAACAGGTGTCGGATTAATTGAAGGCCAAGGCGATAACCCCCGTATTATGGTAGAAGCTTCCTATGATGGCGGGAGAACATGGAGCACTGGATCATGGCCCAAAGTTGGCCGCCTTGGTCAATTCGTATTAAAGGTTAAGTGGGATAATATGAAAACATTCTATGATTGCATGTTGAGAATATCATCGAGCGACCCAGTTAATTATTCAGTATTCAGCGCGAACATAGATTTAAAATTGGCGGGCAAATAATGGCTAACTTAGTTAATCCACCTCCGTTTTTAACTATACCACCAGCACTATTTAAAGACGCAGCAACAAGGGCTTATCTTGAGCAACAAAATACTATTATATTTCAATTATGGAATAAGCTGGGCGGAAATAACGATCCTATTTCTGATTTGCAAAACTCAAATAGCAACGGGTTTAGCTCGCAAGTTCAGTGGATGCAACAACAAATAAACGGCTTACCTGAATTTACAATTGATACAACAGGCTTTACATTCGACACAACACTAATAACATTTGATAAGGTGATTGCATAATGGCATATCAACCAATAATTATAGGCGCTGCTAATGCAAAGGCTGGTGACAACCTATTCACAGGCGCAACAAAAATAAACGCTAATTTTGTAGAGCTTTACGCTTCAGGGGCACAAAATACCATTATTGCTAATCAAGGCAATATAGCAACAACATTAGGCGGCACAATAGACAGCACAAAGGTTTATTTTATTGATGGTGTTATTGACTTTACCGGCACAAGCTTAAGCATAGAAGTACCTGCTGGTGGTTTAAATATGATCGGCTCAACGTTTGATGTTTCAAAAATGATATGTTCTGACGATGGATATACTTTATTTACATCTGCTGTTGGTGGCTCAGGGAATGTTATAGGTCAGGATTATGCTATTGAAATAACAGGTACAGGCTCACAGGTTTACAATTTAACAGATGCTACAGGGTTTAACGCATTTGAATTTTCAAGGGTTAATTACAATGATTGCTCATCCCTTGGCACTATAACAAACTATAGGCAAGGGCTAGAGGTTGGCACAGGTCGCTTTGGTGGTAAGCCAGAATTAACGCTTGCAGGTACTTGGGTTGGTGGGTATTTTATTGATACCTCTATAGTTAGAGGTATGATTGACGGTGCTTACTCACTGTTCAAAGCCGGAGCTGGCTTCTCTATGGCTTCACGCTTTAGAAGTAACATGAATTTAGATTTACCCGCGAGCGCTTCATTCTTTGATTTTGCTACTGCTAACTTCACGACTCCATCAACAGTTCAAATAGTTGGCGCGATAGTTTCAAGGAATGGCGTTTTTGATGCTAATGATTCAAATATAACCCCTAATATGGTTGCAGGTGATTTGGTCGCTTCATGGTCAGGTAATAACGGAATGCCCAATACATTCGAGGGTGGGTCGATAGGCGTAACCACTGAAGTAGCAACAACCATAGTAACTGCTGGTGTGTTTGTTGATTTAGCGGCTACGCTTTGGACATCTACTGACTTACAGCACTTTGATAACCCATCAGGCAGCCAATTAAGACACTTAGGCTTTACACCTAGAGAATACAAGATTATTGCTGATTTTGCCGTTGATTCTACTGCTAATAACGTGCTAACTCTGAGGGTTTTAAAGTGGGATGACTCAGCAAGTTCATTTATTACTGTTTTGGATCAATCGAGACAAGTTAATAATTTAGTTGGTGGGCGTGACGTTGCTTTTTTTAATATAAACATCAATACAGAGTTAGATCAAAACGACTATATAAAAATACAAATAGCAAATGACACTGTTAACAATGTTACAGCGGAAGCGGATAGTTACTACATTGTTGAGGAAAGATGATGGCAACTAAACAGATAGTTGACAACCTGACAATAAATGTCATTGATACACCTCAAGTGCTTTACACTGCCCCAGTTGGTCAGGATGTTGTTATTGAATCGTTTACCGCTTCTAACACATCTAGCGTCAACGCAAGCTACAAAGCTTATATAGTTTCGTCATTAGGTGCAGAGCAACCACAAATACCATTCAAGGTTGTTGTGTGGGGAGAAAATGATTTAGGTATTGGCATTGTCAATCAAGTAATACCCGCTGGTGGCGCGTTAAAATTAGAGGCATCCGCGCTTAATTCCATTTACTTTACGGTAACAGGTAGAGAAATTTGATAGTCAAAAAAATAACAAATGCCGATGATATAAAAGCGATATTATGCAACCCTGCCGATCGTGACTGGGAAACAAGCGGG